GACCCCGTCGCCGTAGATCCAGAGATCCTGGGTGGTCTCAAAGATGATGGGCTGGCCGATGAGCAGGGTCGACACCTGGGTGTACTGCGGGATCAGGACCGGGGTGGGCTGAGGTTGACCAATCGTGAACTGGATGCCACCGTTCGGCGTCTGGGCAGAGGGGAAGGTGGTGGCTGCGACGTTGCCGTGGGGCGTGTAGTCCAGGAGGGTCGCCAGGTTGAGGATCGACTGGCGTTGCTGAGCGGTACCGATGAACGCCTCATTGGCGATGCGGTCGGTGTAGAAGTTGAGGATGTCCCCGACGTAGGCGAATAGCTCCAGGAGGACGACCCCGAAGTCGCCGGCAGAACGGTCAGTCCACTCCGGGAGGAAGCTCGGGATCAGGTTCAGCATGTCGTTGACCAGGCTGATGTAGTCCCGGCTGGTGTAGTCGATAGGTGGGACGACGACGTTTACGGTTGGTCCGAAGACATCTGAAATGGTGCCGAGAGAGACAGGGGCGATGCTCATGCGGTTATCTCCACCTGATTACCAGCGATGTCGACAGAGAAGGTGTGGGTGGTGGGTGAGTTGCCCACGGTGAAGGAGACCATCAGTACCACGATCCCGTTGAACTGAGGCTGCCGCATGAACTCAACTTCGGTGACGTTGATGTTCGGCTCATAGGTGGCGAGGCCCATGTTGATGGCGGCGATGTAGTTCTGCTCGACCAGTGGATTGTCATTCTCCCAGACGAATCCGTAGATGCCTACCCCGTAGGTGGGCCGCATGACCCGTTCTCCAGGGTTGGTCAGGAGCAGGGCCAGGATGTGGTTGGTGGCCCAGCGGGCCGGGTCAGCGTCAAAGCCCACGGCCCCGGTGGCGTCAATACGGAAGGGTTGAGCTACCTCCCAGATGGGGGGAAGCTGGCGGAAGTTGGCCGGCGACAGGAAGGTCATGACAGTGACCTGACCGAGAAGAAGGCGTTGGATGCGCCTACGAATCCCTGCAACCCATTGAGGGCATAAAGGTGCTGGATGTATAGCTGGTCCCCGGCCTTGCAGGGGACAATATCGTTGAGGCTGGCGGTTACGATATTGCCGGGGACGTAAGAGTTGCCACTGCCGCCCCAGGTCGTGATGGTGGTAGTGCCGCCACTGGCATGGGCTAGGCGTGCGTCACACCACTGGCCTATAGCTGACGCAGTAAATCCGACCTGGGCTATGCAGAGGTAATCGGCGGCGTAGGGGCAGACGAAGAGCCACGTTCCGCTCCAGTTGGTGCCATAGTCGACTGTGTCGAAGCCCATGTTATTCAATGCCTGCGTGGTGGCATAGGCCGCACTGCGATGCGTTCGGCCACGGGCGATCTTGCTGGGGTCAGCGGTACAGAACTGGCGCACATCAGTGAGGACGCCGCCAGCAACGCTGTAGAGCGGGATGTCGAAGTTGGCGAGAGGGTTCTGCACCACCGTGGTGGTGAACATGAAGTAGATCTGTCGACTCGTCACGTCCAGGCGGGCCACCACGGTGCCGGTACCAGTGACCCCGCTGACCGTCTTGTTGGCGCTGCTCTGCCCGTAGAACCCGTCGACCCAGACCGCCCCTGGCTGGATGGTGACGGTCGTCCCAGAAATAGTGCAGGCCAACTGGCTCTGGTTACCGGGAACGACCCCGGAGCCGTACCACAGCCTCGCCATCTGTCGCCAGTTGGCCGGGGTGGCAGTGGACCCTGGCCCGGTGTCGAATGGGAAGTAGGAGTCGAGCAGGGTCACGGTTCAACTTCCTGAGGTGGGGTGGCGTTGTGCTGGTCCCAGAGCCATTGGGGCAGCGTTTCTTCTGCCGGATCCGGGCCAGGGATGTACTCCTCGCCGCTCTCCTGGTTCACGAGCTTGCCCTCGTCGTTGATCTCATAGGTGACTACGCCGCCGGGGGTCGGCCCCCCGTCCACAGGCTCAGTGTCAGTTGTGCCACCGTTACCCCCGGTCCTGTCCCCGCTGTCACTCGCCATCCGAAGGTCTTCTTTCCTTGAGTCACTGGTATGACGCCAGTCAGTGCCACTGGCATCGAGATAGACACCCCGGCGTTAGCACCGGCTGAGTTAGCCGGCGTGATGGTGGGGCTGACTTGCTGATCGGTCTGACCCCACTGATAGGTCATCTGGCAGATGACACTCTGGGCCTGGCTCAGGTCGGTGAAGGTGAGCAGCAGGGTGCCGTGGAGGAAGCCCTGGGCCGCATACGGAATGCGAGCCAGACCGAAGCTGGTCTGGAGCGTGCTACTGGCGCCGATGGGTGAAGAGCCTGCCTGGTTGGCCCACCAGCGCAGCCCGACCGCCGGGTTGATCAGGTTCCGCAGATCGAGGAGGGTGGCCCCGCCTGTGACCCCCCAGATGGGGATCTCCCAGACGTTGGCGTCTTGCTCAAAGCCCCCGGCGCCATAGTCGACCACGGTGTCTCGGTAGATCAGGGAAACGATCTCGGTGTTGTAGTCGACATGGGCGACAATCGTGCCGGTACCTACCGTGAAGGTCTGGTTGGCGGTGATCTCGGCGTAGTACCCATGGACGAACACCGCACCGGTCTGCACCGTGATCACGCTGGCAGCGATGGTGGCGTTCATCTGGTTCAGGTAGTTGGCGACTACCCCATCGGCCATCCACAGATTCGCCATCTTGCGCCAACGGGCTGCGTTGGCTGAGGCCCCGAAGCCAGGATCGAATGGGAAGTACTCGTCAAAGTTGCCCATCAGCCAACGTCACCTAGTTGAGCCGAGATCGGGTCCGGGTCGTGTCCCTGGACGGTGGCGTTGTGGCGAGCGTTCAGGAAGTCGTTCACATGGGACGGTATCTGCTGCATCCCGAAGCTATGTCGTAGGGCGGCACCGAACCCGGCGTGACGAAAATACTGGGCGTTTGCAGTCGCCCTGGTGATGTTGTCTACGGCCCCCCTTATGGCTGGCTTGTTGAACTGCGTGCCGTTGGCATTGCGGTTGACGTACTTGCCGATACCACTCTTGGCGAACGGTGAGGGAGGTTGCGCCGGTTGCTCTGGATAACGTTGGTAGCCTGGTGGTGCGGCGGTAAGCCGTGGCTGATGAGACACATCTCGCAGTTGAGGTCCGATTGGTTTGTCGTAAGGACGCCCTTGTCTGTAACCCGTACTGAAGGCACTATCAGGTCGCTGGGTGCTGAAGGCACTCCAATCTTCGCCAGGAAGCTGTGCGTCGGACATAGTTATCTCCTCGATTTCACCGCATAGTCGACAGCATGCTGGAAAGCTATCGCTTGCGCCAAGCTGTCTTGCACTTTGGCTTCGTGCAGCCCCTGGTACATCCTTCTTGAGTGTTCTTCGTGTTGAGCCAAGGTGGCGTGAGTTTTTTCCATGCCCTCAGATGGACAACCTTTCCATTCACAGCGATGCGGACTTGGCTGGGGCGCTGGCTGCTGAGAGAACTGCGGTCCAAGGTTTCTGTTTACGCCTGATGGAGGTGTGCCTGATGGAAGTGTGAACCGTGCTGCCTGGGCCTGCTCCTCTGTCTCTTCTTCACCCGTGAAGGGATTAGCAGGCACCTTTACCTCCAGGGTGGGGCCAGCTTGCGTAGCTGGGTGGTGCGCCCGATGCCCGGATCAGCGCCCATCATCGACTCCTGGCGAGGGCTGTACTGGGGCACGAGTTCCTGGTGGGGGGCATAGCGTGGTGACAGCACCTGGGTGTCGAAGGGCATGGCCTCACGACCTTGGCGCATGATGCCGGCGGTGGGCCGTAGCTCTCCCGGCCAGTAGTAGTCAGAGGGGTCGATGCGCTCGCCCTTGTGAACGCCCCGGACATAGGAGCGTTGATTGGCTCGGTTCTTGAGGCTGTCGAGCAGCCGGTCCTGGCGCCGGGTGTTGATGGTGCCCAGGTAGCCATCGGGGTACATGGCTTCTGGGGTCTGGTTGTACATGGACCGGCGGGCATCCAGGGCATCCCGGAAGAACGGTCCCATGCCGCCGCCGCCACCAACGGTGTTGGCGTTGCCAGGCGCCCCCATGTTGTAGGGGGGCAGATATTGAAAGGGTGTGAACACGCCTTGCGGCATGGGACTACCCGGTTATCGACGTAGCGTCAAAGAAGGAGCGTGCCTCGTCAGGGCGGGAGTGAGCCGGCATCATCAACTGGCCCAGAAAATGGGCGTCCTGAGGATCCCTGGTGCTGGCATCTTTTTGTGACACCACCATGTCATAGGTGGGACCATGCGGCTCCTTGAGGACGTGATCGGCGTACTCGTAGCCGCCTGCGCCCTGCCCGGTGTTGGTGGGGGCAGGGCCTTGGAAGACCCCCCGGTTACCCGCCATACGCCCCCGCCTGACCCTGGCTGAACGACCCCTGGCGGGATGGCGTCGAGGGCACCACCCGGCCCTGGCCCTGGGTGGGCACGGGAGACTCCTGGGGCACCTTCATCGAGGGCGACACGGTGAGCCGGCTGTTCGCCAGTTCGGGGCCACCACGGGTCCGGGGCGGGTGTGGCTCGGGCTGGACCGCTGAGGCCACACCGGACACGAAGGCGCCACTGTCTCCCAGTGGAGGCTTGGCTCCCATGCCATAGGTGTCAGTACCGGTCTCATAGGTGTCGGGGACGCCCTTGAGGTGACCTCCGGTTCCCAGGTAGCGGCCCCCGGCGAAGGGAACCTGCGCTTCTCCACGGGCGGTCGACTCGCCCGCAGCAAGGGCAGCCTCACCTCCAGGAGACCCGGCGAACGGAGGACTCCAGATGCCGCCTGGACCGCCAGCCTGACCCAAATGGCTGGAGGAAGCACCCATGCGACGTCGTGCGCTGTGTCCTACTTTTCTCTGATCGGGCATGCTCAAAGCCTAGAGCGGGGCTACTTGCCCACCCTGACCAGGCGGCGGGTGACGAAGGTGGGGTCGTACTCGGTGCGCCCGTCCAGGGCGGCGACCACGTCCCGCTGGAACTGGGTCATCTCGGGCCTGACGTCCACGGCGTGAGCGATGCGGGCCAGGACGTATGCCTCGGCCACGTTGGTGTCATCGAAGTCCATGGCCCATCGCTTCAGTACCTCCTTGGGCAGCATCTCCTTCTTGGTGTTGCCGTTGCCGGTGGCGAACTTCTTCAGTTGCTGGGGCGCCACCAGGATCGGGTAGGCCCGCCGGTCCTGGAGATCGAACTGGCCCAGGACGGCCAGCTTGATGGCACCACCCACCTCCCCAGAGGCGTGCTGGCCGTACTTCTCGGCCATGGAGTACGCCTCCATGGCGACCATGCCGATGCGGCCCTGGAGATCGTCACGGGCCAGCTTCCCGAACTCCTGCCCAATATCGTGCATCAGCTTGTGGAGCCGTAGTACCCCCTTGGGCATGGTGCCCTTGGGCTTCCATACCGCCACCAGGCCCCTGGTGGGGGACCACACCACCAGGGCGCAGTTCTTGGAGCCGGGGTCAATCCCGATGTAGAGATCGTTCATGAGCTACTTCCAGGAGGTGGGCGGTTAGCTCCCACGTACCGTATGGCGGATGTTCCTTGTCCACGAGCGGGCACCACGGGCAGCAGGGCTGGCGGAACTTCTCGGTGCAGATGGCCGGGCAGTCACTCGACATAGAGCCTCACCGCCGGCACGCATGGGTCTTGCCCATCATCCCACTGGGCGTCCTCCTCTGGGGAGGAGGGCAGGCCATCGTGGGTGTTGCAGACCGGCTCGGAGCAGTAGCCCAGCCTCATGCCCATCTCCAGCCATCCCTGGAAGGTCATCTCCATCAGGGCTTGCTTGAGGTACACGGACAAGTCCAGGGATTCTTCGTAGGCATCCCGGACGGCGTCCCGACCGTTGTGGGCCTGGAGCGGGGTGCCGTACCGCCTGGCGCCCAGTTGTTTACGAGCCTCCAGGTCATCCTTCACCAGATCGTGGATGAATGGCTCATCGTTGATGAGGGGCATGGGCTGGGAGTCACCCTCCCGGCCCTCACGTTCACGCATTTTTCTTCACCGGGGGCGGTCCCACCTCTTGGATGGCGGCTATGAGGGCATCGATCTCGTCCTGAGGTCGGTCGAAGAGCAGTCGGGTCAGACAGCGCCCCCCGTCTACATCATCCCGGATGACTCGGAGTAGCTCCAGCAGAAGCCGGTGTTCGGCACCGTCGTTCAGGTCTTGTTCCACCGTGACCTCATCTCGGTGGTGGCAGCCGGCTCCGGAGGCGGGCGTCGAGCCGGCTTGCGCTCAGCCGGCAGGCGCCCCTGGTATAGCCGCTCCTGACAGTCGTCGCAGTACACACACCGGCCAACCTGCTTCCAGGTGTGGGCCTCGTGGAGTTCCAGCAACTCGTTGAAGGATTCTAAAGCCCTGCGAACGTCCGTTTTCATGGCGCCCCCCGATCTGCTCGTCGGTACCCAGGGTTTTTTACATCGGTCCTCCTGGTTAGCTCCCGGCTGACCACGGCGGCGTCCCGTTCGGAGGACTCAAAGAGCATCTGCTTCAGCTTTCGTCGGGCGTAGTACAGCTTGAGCGCATCTCGGGCATCACGTATTTCACCATCGGTCTCCATGGCCGCACGCACCCAGGTAACGGCCTCCGAAGCCTTCTCAGGACGATTGCGTGTGAGGTACAGCCCCTCCAGCTTGCGGACCTCCATTTCGGCATGGTGTTCAAAAATCTCCTCGATTGCCAACTGGTTCTGAAAATAATCGGTCCACCGGGTGAACTGGACGAACAGGTTCATCAACTGCTTGTCGGTCAGGTCATCGATGTCAGTCTCAAGGGTAGGTGGCCGGAAGTCCGGGACGGTTGGCTCATCGATCCCAAGATCGAGATAGGCGTCGTGGCGCTGGGCGTCCACCATTTTCCGCACTTTTTCGTTCAGGTTGAACGTCCTGCGCTTGATCTGGCGGGGCACGTCGGACGAGGACTCTTCCGTTACGGTCATGCTTCTCCTCATAGCGTTGGCAATCGGCGCACCCGTCGAAGGGGCAGGCGGGGATCCGCCCGCCCTGGAGTGCGAAGGTGATCTGGCTACATAGGTCTAGCCGATCCGCAATGCGTTCCTCCCGGTACCGGATGATCATCTCCTTGACCTTCTGGTTCCACTTGCACTCGTAGAGGAACAGCACTTCTTGATATTTCCGGCTCAAGTAGCAGTAAAAATCACCCTGCCGAACGTGGGAGGGGAAGGGGGTGTGGATGCTGTTCCACAACCCGTCGTAGTCCAGGAACTTCCTGGACTTTCCGTTCATGTGAAAATCGTAGGTGTGGGCCTTGATCAGGCTCGGATTTTCAAAGCGAATAGTACCCAGGCCGACGCTCTTGATCTCGATGATGGGGCCGTCCCAGGTGTCCAGCCCATCGGCATGCCCGGCCATGTTCAGGTTCTGGTTGTAGAGCGGCACCTCGTGGTAGTGCAGGAACTGCCGGGGCCGGTGGCACTTCTCGCACTCCTGGGGAGCCAGGGCGGGGAAGGCGTAGTGGCACTCCTGACAATAAAAGGTGCCAGCGAGTCGGCCTAGATCCCAGATCCTTTTTTGCCACTTGCCATGGATCTCCTTGCCCTCATCGAAGATCATCTGCATCTGCCAGTAGCTACCTGCTGGCTCTGAGAGTGGCTCTTTCCCGGATAGCCGGTAGTAACTCGCTCGGGGGCACCAGTCCGAGTGGCTGATCTCCGATGGGTGTAAGGCGTCGGTTCTCGGCCCGTTCTCGGCGCCAGGCTGCAATAAGAGCCTTTGAACGTCGCCAAGGAGTCGGGTCGGACGCTTCGTCGTTTCTAACAACGCTCGCAAACTCTTGTCGATCACTGGCCGATGCGGTGATGATTTTCCCGGCCTCGATAGCTGCGTCACGATGCCTCTGGCGCTTGATCCGGCGGCGCTCCCTTTCGCTGGTTCCGCCCCACACTCCCCATCGCTCGCCGTTCTCTATTGCGTAGTCCAGACAAGCCTCCAGGACGGGGCAGCGGCCTGGGTGGTCCGGGTGGGTTCCCAGGCACACGCTTCGGGCCTCTTGGACCTGGGTGTTGTTGTGCTGGTGGTCGCTGTAGAAGAGATTTCCAGGCAGTCCCTTGCACTTTGCGAAGTCGAGCCACTGGGGGTGGATGCGCTCGTAGATGGCGGTCAGTACCTGCCGGCGGTCGATCAGATACCAGTTCGTGATAGTGGGGTTCTGGGAGTACGACCCACTCCCTTCCTCCAAGCTCAAAGACGAGAACAGGCCGGCGAGACTCTGCCAGGGCGTGGCGGTAGAGGGCGATGAGGTCGTCAAAGAGGAGGGTAATGGAGCGACGGTTATCGGTGCGCTTGAACTCGACAAGCTCGGTGGGGGTGCGACCGTCGTTCTTACGGTCCCAACCCGCACCAGAACGTGGGTTCGTGACACCGCCAAACCGTTCCATTCCCTTCTTTTCCTGCTGCTGTGACAGCAGGATGCGACGACCCCCCGCTCTCACGAC